CCGAGCACTGTGTCGGCGGCGTCCGTGATGGCCTCGTCGGCGGCGTCCTGCCAGCCGGTCAGCAGGATGGCCAGGAGCTTGCGCTCGAGCTTCCGCGCGCGCTTGGACAGCTCGCTGGGGCCCGCCACCGTCTCGCCCGCGGCCCGGGTCGCCGACACCCACTCGAGCGCTTGGTCCAGCTCTCGCGCCAACATCCGCAGATCGTGGCCATCAAGCGCCTGCATGGGCAGCCTCGCCGGTGTCTTCGTCTTGGAGGCGCGCTGCGTCGGCGGCCTCCACCTTGCGCCTGGCCTCGAGGAGCATCCGCACGATGTCGGCGGCGGTCCCGATCGCGACCTGCGCGGTCGCCTGGCCGTACATGGAGCGGAGCCGGTGGCGGAGCGCTCGCGCGCGCTTGACCCGGCGGCTCTCGCCGGACATCGGGGCGTCCTCGGGGTCCTCTGGGGTGATGGGCTCGACGCTGGCGTCCTGCGCCGACTCGAACACGCCGAGAGCCTCCAGGAGGCTTGGGGGCGGCGGCACCGTGCCGGCGGAGATCCACGACTGCAGGAAGGACGTCGACACGTCCTCGAAGGGCTGGGCCGAGGGCTTGGCCTTGATGCCCAGGTAGCGCTGCGCCACCTCGGCGGCCATCCGGGGCGTGATGCCGCCGGCCGCGGAGAGGGCCTGAACAACCGCGCCCACCACCGTCTCGTCGGAGGTCGGGGCCATCATCGTTTGCACCTGCCAAAAGATGACGCCCAGATCGGGCAGAAGCCGCTCGTTGAACCAGTAGTCCTCGAGCCTGGCTTCCGGCTGGAACACCTGCTCCTGGGCCACGCGCTTGGCGGTCTCGGCGGTGGACCGGGTGTAATCATCGGAGCGCCCGATGATGATCCCCGGGAGCCGAAAGACACCGACGATGTCCTTCTCCGCGCGGTCCATGTACGTGAGGTACAGCGCGTCCTTTTGCTGGAGGTCGTTGAGCTTCACGAACGACGCCTTGGGCTGCATCCCCCCCTGGGTGTCGAGCGGGTCCGCGTCCGCGGGGGCCAGCGGCAAGATCATCAAGTGAGGCGAGGCCTCCCCAGACGAGGCCTCGACGAACTGCTGTTGCAGCCGCTCCACGTCCTTGTCCACGTCCTGGGCCCCGTGCAGGAGCAGGAGGAGCGAGGGAAGGCCGTTGCTTTCGATGGTCTCGGAGTTCTTCTCGGCGGCGGCGGCCCGGCCCGCCGCGTGGTGCAGCGCGGAGATCCATCGCGGCACGCCGTAGGGGCTCAGCCCGTTGACGTAGTTGGCGAAGTGCACGACTTCGCTCGCCCGCCGCGACAACGGCACCTCCCCCTGGCCCTGCTCGCCTTCGAACAGCCCGGTGTAGGCGTCGAGCACGCGGGGGTCTCCGAACTCCTTGAAGTACGTCCGCTCGTCGGTCTGGGGAAGGCGCTGAACGAACGTTCGGGGGCGGTGCATGCGGGTGATGCGCTCCCACTTGCCCGACTCCGTGTCGCGTTCCCAGAACGGGAACTCCACGAAGCCAGCGCTCCGGCGGCGGAGGCGCATGGTCGCAGATGGGAGGTGTTCGAGCCGCTCGATGGAGCCGTCCGCGCGGCGCACCACCTCGAGGTAGCCGTTGCCGGTCAGCTCGAGGTCCATGCGGTAGCGCTTGCGCAGCCACTGAAGGCTGCCCTCGATACTGACGTACCGAAAGAAGCGCTTCAGGCGCAGGCGCTCTGCCTCGATGGGCTTCCACTCGGGGTCGCTTTCCTCGACGTCGGGCACCTGCGCGTCCTCGGCCTGAATGAACGCCACGCCGTGGCCGCCGATGTTCGTTGCCATGGCCTCCGCGCATTTGAAGACCGTGTCGCTCACCTCCGCGGTCCGGGCGAGCACATCGAGGTCGTAGGGCGGGCGGAGCACGTCACCGTCGGAGTAGTCGTCCTTGAAGAGGTCTATCGCCCGCGACTCGCCGGCGCCGCTCGTGTTCTCGACCGCTCTCTGCATGCGCTCGCGTTGCTTGGCCGTGGAGGCGAGCGGCTTCCACTCGCGTCGGCGGGCCCGGGCGGGGGTCTGCTCGGTCATCGGTCATCTCCTGCGCCGCAGAGCGGCTGTGGTGATCGCGGGCTTGGGAGCGGGCGTCGCTGCTGCGGGCTCCGCGGCTGCTCGTTTGGCGATGTGGGGAGGCACCTTGCCGCGCTTGATGATTCGGTCGCAGTACGCCTGATACATCCCGACCACGCACTCCAGAATCCAGAGCGAGAGGAGGGTGTCGTCGTGGGCCTCGGTGCCGTAGCCGTGGGCCTCGTTGACGAAGACGTCGACGAAGGCCTTCGACGCCGCGTCCCCGTAGGGCAGCACGTACTTGCCGTTTTCGAAGAGGGTCGCGATGCGCGGCAAACCCTCGGCGGCGTCCGTCTTCTTCGTGCTCGTGGTGGTGTGCGGCACGATGGGCAGGTCAGTGCCGCGCTTCAGCTCGATGGTGTGCAGCCGCCCAAACGCGTTGGACTCGAAGCCGACATACAGGGGGCGGAAGCGGGCCGCCTCGGCCTTCACGGCGCCGCGAAGCGCGCCAGGGGTAAGCCCTCGGGCTCGGTAGGCGCGTAGCACGTAGCGGGTCCACGTCCGGGTGTCGATGCCGACGGTGAAGCCTACGGTGAAGTCGGAGTCCTTCTCATCAGCCTCGCGCTTGTCGTCGAGCAGGGCCGGGTCCCATGCCTGAACGATGAGGTCGATGCCGCGCTGCTTCAGCCAGGGCTCGTCGATGTCCTCGGCGAAACTGATGGAGGGGTCGCGAGCGGCCTCGAGCCACTCCCGCCGAATCTGTGCGGAGCCGTCGTCGATGACGAACTGCTGCTGCTCGCGCAGCGATGCAATCCAGTTGTCCAGGAATTTGTCGCGGAGGAGCAGCTCGATGGGCCACTTCTCCGGCCACAACACCTCCGCGCCCGGCTCACACTGGATTTCCCGAATCACGTGGCGCCCCGAGTCGGTCACCTCCGTCTGGGCCACCCACTTCGTCCGGTCTGGCTCGACGGGCCGCTCGACACCGTCCTCACCCCGAGCGAACGCCGGAATTCCCCCGGGCCATTTGATGACCGCCTTGTCGTGGATGACGTCCCACAGCGGCGAGGCGATGGCGCGTCCGCCGGTGTCGTCGGCGTGCTTGCGCGTCATGATGATCATCGCCATGCCGTCGGGCTCGAGGAGCTCGAGGACGGTTTCGTTGAGCCACTTCCACTTGCGGTCCCGCTGGGTTTGGTTTCTGGTGTCCTGGTCGTTGTCGGGGTCGTCGATGATGATGAGATCGAAACGACCACCTGTGATGTTGCCGTAGACTCCCAGGGCCTCGACGGTCGGGTCCTTGGCGATGCGGTCGCGGTCGACGTAGAGCTGGTGCTGCGTCCACCTACCGCCGGTCTTTTTCCGGACTTTTCGCGTCGCCACCTTGGCGCCGCCGAGCCGCTGGAGGAGCGCCTTCGCTCTCTTCGAAAGCCCGGGGGTTTTGCGAATATCCTCCGGGACGTCCGTCTCTTCGTCCTCCTGCTGGACGACGATGCGGGGATTCCACGGCTTTCCGCCGCCGAAGTCCTCGAGGAGCATCACGTTGCGCTCGAGGTCGGACTTCACCGCGAACAACGACTTCTTCGCGCCGTCGTTGCGCCCGGAAATCATCAGAATGCGGATGTTTCGGTTCCGCGCGATCTCCATTAGCGGCACGACGCGTGTAAAGAACTCGGTCTTTCCGTGTGCGCGGGGGGCGAGGATGAGCAGTCGCTTTCGGCCCGGCCGCGCTTGGGTCCGCCGGAATATCTGGCCCCACTTCACCCAGTGACGAGGGGCTTGGAGCTTCAAATAGAGCGAGCCGAACACCACGTGCGACTGCTCCGCGCAAGAGCGCCGGAGCTCGGGCCGCGAGAGCACTTCCCTCGCGGCGAGTCGGTGGGCGTCCGACATGGCGCTCACGCACCCCCCACTCGAAGCAGGGCCCTCTGGCTCTCCTGGAGCCGGAGGTACGTCACCACGACGTGGAGGTCCTGGCGGCCGGCGGTGTACGGCTTGAGCACGAAGATGCCCAGGCCGCTGCTGCAGAGGATGTACTCCTCGCGCTCGAGGCCCACCCGGTCGTTGGCGCGCTGCAGGATGGCCTGCGCGAGCCCCAGCCCCATGCGTTGGCCGTGGGCGATGTCCCAGAGCATCTGGGGGTGGTCCACGCGCGCGAGGTCCTCGCGGGCGTAGCGGTAGCGGTCCCAGGCGTGCTGGGTGATGGTCGGCGGCCACCACCTGGGCGCCTCGGGTGGCAGCGCGGTGAGGCTCGAATCGCTGAGATGTTTCACTTGCCCTCCTGTTCGACGATGACGGCGTCGGTGGCTTCGATGGCGGGGCCGAGCACGAGCGCGCGCTCCATGGCGCGCACCACCTCGGGGCTCACGCGGGACATCTGCTGCTCCACGCGGAGGTCGGCACGGTGCTCCACGATTTGCGTGGGCGACCCGCCGGAGAGCAGCATCATTTCGAGGCACTTCTGAGAAATTTCCACCACCTTGTCGACGGTGGAAGTCGGGATGTGGGCGAGCTCGTCACGGCGCGGTATTGTCCCGGGCTCGTGGCCGAGCTGAGCGAAGCACCAGTTCTGAATCACCAAAATGAGCTCGTTCTGGTTGAGCGCCGAGACCCGCCGGCACTCGTCCACGGTGCGCTCGATCACCGGATGCAGCGTCGGCGCCATCTTCATTTCTTGCCACTTGCCCTCTCGGGCAGCGCGGTGGATGTCCTGGGACCGCATGCCGTACATGCGCGCCAAGTCGGCGATGGTGGGCCAGCCGCGTTTGCTATCCGAGCAGATGCACCCGAACACATAATCCTGCCGGATTTTGTCCCAGGGGATTTTCGAGCCCTTCATCGAAGGGTCCGACCGCCGCCTGAGCGGGAATCCGTGCTCGGTGAAGCCGTGCTTCTTCGCCGCATCCCGGGCGACGGTGGTGGCCTGGCTATTGGTCTTGGTCTTGGGTCTCATGCGGACATCTCCGCCGCGAACGCCCGCGCCTCTTCGACGGTGAGCCCACGAACCACGCTGCCGTCGCGAAGCGTGATCGACACGAGCCGGGGCTGGTACTGCTTCGGGTGTCGGCGGATGCGCTCGTGCACCAGCGGTCGGAGGTCCTCGTCGAGCTGCTCGATGGCCGCGGCGCGCCGGCGGTACACGGTCCCGCGAGCGAGCTTTAGCTCGCGGGCGACGTCCTTGACGTTTTTCTGTTGGTAGAAGAGCGCCCGGACCACTTCGCGGAGCTCCGGCTGCAGCCCCTCGATTTTCCGCGCCAGGCGCTCCTCGATGTCCTCCGCATCGCACTCCGGGACGAGGGCCCTCGTGACGGCCTGCGCGGCTTCCTCGCTCGCCTCCAGGAGGGCTGGTTGGTTGCGTTTCATGTCGATTCGTCCCTCCGGGTCCTCGACCGTGCCGAGGAGTTCACTGGTCCCCATGCTCACCCCCTTGCTGGGGATTTCGACCGGAAACTTCGGGTCGAACGTGACGGTGCGCAGCTCTGCCTCCATCGCTTCGCAGGGCGCGACGCAGGTCTTCCGAAGGGGGCAGGCTGCGCAAGACGTCACACACGCTCCTGTAGCTCCCTTGCTCGGTCGGCGAGGTCGAGAGTCTCTTTGGTGGCACGGGACAGCTCGCGCACCAGCGCGGTTGCCTCTGCCACCGAGATTTCCTTGCGCTCGAGCTGGGCTTCGATTTGCTCGCAGGTGTACTTGCCCAGCCGCTGCTGGACCTCGGCGAGCCGCACACCCAGATTGCGGACTTCACCGACACTTGCGGCGAGGTCAGCAGGGCCCGAAGTGGTCTCGGGGCCGAGCTCGGCGATAGGTGTTCCCCAGTCGGTGTCGGCCACGCCCTCGCGCCACACGCGCATCGCCACCGCAGGCGAGACGCCGCACTTGCGGGCGGCGTGTTCGTGGTCCCCCGGGCGCTCCGCGTAGGCCGCGACGAGCCGGTCGTAGATGCTTCGCTCAACCCGCATTGGAGCCACCTCCGCGATTGCGCGAGGCGCCGCCCTGCAGGCGCTTGACCATCGACACCGTCAAAAACTGGCGCGCGGTGCCGTGCACCGAGCCGTCCGGGTAGATGAGCCGGTGGGTCTTCGCCTGCCTGAACAGGCGTTCCGATGCCACGCGGTCGAGCGCCAGCGCGTCCTGCACGTCCGAGAGCTCGACCTTGGCGTTCGTCCACAGTTCCGCCCAGGCCTCCGCCGTGGGCTCGGCGAAGGGCGTGGAGCCGTCGGGCAGTTGCACGCGCACCTGGGGCCAGGCGGCCACGAGCGTACACAGCGGCGGCGACTCCGAGAGCGGCTGGATCTGCCCTGGGGTCTCGGCGTCGCGGAAGAGCTCGAGCAGTTGGGTGCGTGTCATGCCGCCACCCCCTGGAGCCGAGCCCACCGCCGCCGGATGAGGTCGCAGTAGCCCGGATCGAGCTCGACGATGCGGGCCACCCGCCCGAGCCGGGCTGCGGCCACGAGCGTGCTTCCCGAGCCGCCGAAGCAGTCGGCCACCAGCCCGCCCCGGGGCGTGACCGCGTCGAGGATCTCGATGAGCATCGGAACGGGCTTCGGCGTGGGGTGGTCACCGCCGCGGGGGATCACTTTGTTGTGGTGCAGCACGTTGCCGGCGGCGCGTCCGCCGTACCAGTGGGCGAACTTGTCGCCGAAGCGCACCTCGAAGCAGGTCTCGTAGGAGTACCGCCACCGCCACGAGAGCCCCTTGCACTCCCGCTTGTCCCAGATGAGCAGGTTGGTCACGTCGCCGACCTTGGCGAGCGTGTCCCAGACCGGCCCAACGACGTTGATGGGGCCACCGCCTCCCGCGAACACGTAGCAGGCCGCGCCGTCGATGCTGTGCGCTCGCGCCAGCGAGAGCGCATCGGTCATGACGCGGCACGCCACCTCGAGGTTTCCGTCGTTGGCGATCTCCGCCTTGGGCTGCTTGCCCATGCCGGACTGGTAGGCGATGCCGTACGGCGGATCGGTGATGACCGCGTCGAGCTTGCGGGCGTCGCCCTCCATGAGCCGATCCCACACGTGGGGGTCGGTCGAGTCCCCGCAGATGAGCCGGTGGGGGCCGAGCTGGACGAGCTCGCCGAGCACGGTCTGCGGCTCGGCAGGCGGCGGGCCCGGGTCCTCGTCGGCGTCGGGGGCGCCGTGGGGATTGCCCGCCGACAGGCCCAGCAGAGCCTCGATGTCGGCGGTCTCGTAGCCCGTCGACTGGAGCCCCGTGAGCGAGCGGTCGAAGGACTCGTGGAGCTCGCGGAGGATGTCGGCGACCTTGGCGTCGTCTCGCCGGCTCTTCTCAGCGAGTTTGTTGGCCGCGAGCATGAAGCTCAGCGCGTCCGCATCGCTCATCTCGACCGTCACCACCGGCACGCGCTCGAGGCCGAGCTGCAGCGCCGCCTGGTGGCGCCCGTGCCCCGACAGGATGGTCAGGTCGGGCAGCGCAATGATGGGATCGCAGAAGCCGTGGGTCTGAATCGAACGGGCGATGCCGCTCACGTCGTGACGCGCGTTGGGGTTCTTCGGGTGCGGCTTGAGCTCGCGGGGGTCTATGAGCCGCTCTTGGCGGTTAGCGTTCTCGTTCATGCGGTCCTCGCCCTTCGGCGCGGCTCTCGACCGGCCGAAATCGTGCGCCGTTTGGCTCCTGTGCCCTTCGTGTGGGTCGGGACGGCTAGCGGGCCGTCCTGGGCCTCACGAGGGCCGCTGGAGGCCTCCTGCGCGGTTTGCTTCGGGGAACTCTCGGACTCCCGCAGGGCGGATGCCCAGCCGGAGCCCGCGCCGAGGGCCTGGGACCGTTCCCAAGCCCACACGGCGATGCAGAGCGCGTCGGCCACGTGGCTCGATACCGACTCCCCGAGCACGGACTCTGCGAAGGCGATGGAAGCGCGCTTCCAGCCGGCACGATCCGTGGGGCGGCGAAGACTCTGGGACACGAGAAAGCTCTGAAGGCGGCGGCAGCCCCCACGCGAGGGGCGAGCACGCCAAGTGGATGCAAGCACGGTCTGGGCTTTCGCCCCTGCCAGGACGCCGACGGTGCACCATCGCTCCGCCGCCGCCCTCAAGTCGCCGTAGGTGGCTAGGTTGCGGCCCAGGTAGGCGGCCTCGACGACCACCTGGGCCTCGCCCGGCAGCCCGTCCAGCCAATCGAAGGCGATGGTCGAGCACTCCAGGGCCGAGGACAGACCCACCCACTCGCCGCGACGCGTCACCGCCCCCTCCGGGCTCAGGAGAACGGCTCCTGTGCGGCCGGAACGGCCAGAACTCACGTCTATGGCGAGCGTCCAAGTCATAAGCAAATGCCGTGCCAATTTCTGCCTTGTGGGAACAGTGGGATCATTGTGGGATCACCAAAACCCTTACTATTTCTATCTGATCCCACTGATCCCACAGATCCCACATATGTTCTTCCTGTAAAAGAAATGCATTTGTTGACAGACTGTCATTGACAGTGTCAACTTCTGACATTCTGTCAACGATTATGTTTCTTATAGGTTTGTGATTTTGGTGTGGGATCTGTGGG